GGACCGAGTTCGGCGTTCAGGGTCTGGACCGCCGCTGGCAACTCGGCCGCGAACTTATCATGCAGAATGTCGGCAAACCGGGTCAGGGTGTATTCGTTGGCCGCGACCCCGCCCGAGGCCTTCTGAAGTTGGGTGAACTTGGCGGTCGTCTTGTCGACCGCCGCGGCCATTGCCTGGACCGCGCCCGGGACGTTCTGGCCGATTTCGAGATTGAAGTTGCGGGCGTTGATCGTCCCGCGCTCCATCCCTTCGCGAAGTCCCAGGAACGCCGAGTTCAACTGCTGCTGCGAGAGACCGGCCACGCGCGCGGCCTCGGCGAATGCGAGGAAAATCTTGCGCGTTCCCTCGGCCGAGAAACCGGCTTCCTTCCCGGCGATCGCGATCCGAGTATATTCCTGGACGAGCGTGTTGAATGAGAACCCGAGCCGCTCCGATTGCTCGCGCACGAAGCCGATCTCAGTGGCGACCCGGCGTTGATCGCCCTCGAAGGCGACCGCCAGGCGCTGCTGCGCGCCCTGGAGGGTCTGGAGGGTGTTGATCACCCCGCCGACCGCATTGATCGCGCCGTAGAAGCCGATATAGGCGGTGGTCAGCGCCAGGATCTCATTGCGCATCCGCGTGAAGATATTGAGCGATCCGCGACCGGATTCCGCGACCCGGTTGAGACCTCCTGCGGCTTCGTTGGCGGCCGGCGGCACCTCGAAAAGCGATTGCGCCAGACGTTTGATCGTCGCCCCGAGACTGTTGCTCGCCGCAGCGGTGCGCTCGATCTCGCCGATGAGGGCCGGGAACTTGCAGGACAGAACGCTGAACTAGACCCCTGAGCCGGCCGCCGTCTGCCCCATCCTGCTGAACACGCTGGCGTTGCGGGAGAAGTCGGCGAAGGTCCCCTGGGTCTGGCCGCGCAGGGCGGCGAGCGCCTGGGCCTGGGTATAGAAGGCCTGCTGCGCCTGTTGCGAGGCGGCGCGCGCGAGCAGGAAGTCGCGGGAGAGTTGCGCCGTGGGGGCCTCGGCCCGGGCGATCTCGGCCCCCAACTTGGTCGCCGCGGAAGCCGCCTGCTGGTAGGCCTCGCGCGCCTGCTGAACCGCCTGGACCTGGGCGCGGTAGGAAGCGACCGCGCCTGCCGCCGGGCCAGCCGAACGGCCGGTCGCGCCGCTGGCCGAAACCCCTGCCTGGGCCTGGAGGGCGGCATTGACCTTGGCGATGTCGGCCGCGGTCTGAAGCGCCGCCGCCCCGACCGCCTCCTGGGAAACCTCGACGCCGCCCAGGGCCGCCGCCGCGCCGGCCGCCAGGCCGCTGATCGCCCCCAGTTCGACATTGGCGCTGGCGAGCGCTTCCTGGGCCTTGAGGACCGCGGCGCCGGTCTTGACCGAGGCCGCTTGCAGGGTTCCCTCGTTGGCCGCGCTCAGGCGCACTTGGGCGGTGAGATCGCGATAGGCGGTCGAGGCGGCGGCGACCGATTGGCGCTGGAGGACGAGGGCCTGGGCGCCTTTCTCCTGCTGGGTATAAAGCGCCTGAAGCGCGCCCAACTGATCGCGGTATGCGCCCTTGAGGATCTCGTTGGGAGCGGTCGCCCCGACGACGGCGGTCCGGGCGCGCTGGAACGCTTGCTCGCCGGCGCGCACCTGGCCGTTCAGGAGCGCCTGGGCCTCGCGCAGATCGAGAAGTTTCTGCTTCTGGTCGGCCAGGGCGACCTTGGCCCGTTCGGCGGCCGTCGCCAGGGTCGCGGTCGCCTGCGCCGCCTGGTTGTAACTTTCGCCGAGCGCCGCGTTCTCGCCCTGGGTTCGCGAGAGTTGGTTCTGGAGCCGCTCGACCGCGGCCGCCGCCTTGTCGAGGGCTCCGGCGGCGACGCCCAAGGCCTGGAGACCCTGGGCCTGGGCCGCGAGCCGGCCCAGTTCGGCGGTCAGTTCGGCGAGCAGCCCCTCGGTCTTGGCCGCGCTTTCGCCGACGCCCTGCTGGGTCTGGCCGAGAACCTTGAGCGCCTCGGCCACCGCATCGATGGCCGCCGTCGCCTGGTTCTTGGCCGTGATGACCAGTTGGACGTCGCGGTTGCCGGTCCCGGCCATCAGTCGTTCAACCTCTTGATCGCCTTCGAAAACTCAGCCCCGGCTTCCTTCGAAAGCACCGAGGAGACGGCCATCTGGACAAGGATCGCGCGGGTCGCTTCGAGACCGTTCAGTCTCTCGACGACCAGGCTGGCCTCATCCCACACCTGCCCAACCGGGTAAGCAGATGCGTCTGGATGCCCGTGATCGAGGAGCAGGCTCACCGATCGCCGGAACCGCCAGATCCACTCGGCTAGGGTTTGAGCGCGGCGCGCCTCACGCCCGAAGCCATGCGGATGATCGTCTCCATCACTTTTTTTGCCGCGGCCTCCGTCGCGAACGTCAGTTGTGCAACCTTCTCGAGCGCGTCGATCTGGACCGGGAAAGGCAGAGCCTCGGCCAAGCCCGGGTCCTCCTCGTCCGCCGCCCGGGCGATGATGTGGGCGACGACCCTGGGAGCGCCGCGCGCCAGATTGGTCGCGAAGCCGCCCATGTCGGCGAGGACCATCTCGGCGTCGGGTCGTATGGCGATCTCCGCAAAAACTGCGGAGACTTGCTCACGATTGGCGTCGAAGATGGCGACGATGTCGGCGAGGCCGAGACCGCGGACGAAGAACTCATCGTCCGCAGTCCCGACGCTCATTCGCCGGATTTCGAGATGCCTTAGTCCCATCGGCCCTCCCTTTGGTGCGCGATTTACGAGACGCCGCGGCCGTCGATGTAAACGGCCTCTCCGCCGGTTCCGCCCTTCTTGAGGATCTTGAGATCGAACTGGAGGGCGGTGAGCTTGTCGGCGATCAGGTTGAACGACCCATTCGGGTTGATCCGGCAGTAGGGGATCACGACATCGCGGTTCGGACCCGCCGGATTGGCGGAGCGGAACCGGAGCTTGCCGGAGATCGGGGTGTTGCCGGAAACGACGTGGTCGTGGGTCTGGGTGACGGTCGTGTAGGACGTCACCTCGAGGATGCCGCTCACGATCGCGCCGCCGGGGACGGTGTAGAGCGAGCCGGCCGCGTAGTCGATCACATAGTCGGTGTTCTCGACGTAGGTGACGAGCGCGCCCGAGGTCAGGCCGTTGGTCACGACCGGAGCCGGAGAGGTGGCGATGTCGCGGTTGCCCGAGGGGTTCGCGGCAGTCTCGCCAAGTTGGTAATAGCGGTCCGGCAGGACGGCGCTGGTCAGCGTCTCATTGGTGATCGAGCCGCCCGTGACCGAGATGATCGAGGACGAGCCCAGAAAGAACTTCGCCAGATTCGCGGGGTTGATGTCCTCGGTCGTGAAGGTTCCCGACCGATCGACCTGCAGGGGGATCGAGGCGTCGATCTCCTTGATCCCGGCAACCGAGGAATAGTGGTCCAGGTCCGTCACCTTGAAGGTGAAGTCGACCGCGTTGCAGTCGCCGAAGAACTGTTCACCCGAGCCGTCGAGGACGGTCGTGTTGGGGGTGAACGGTTCGAAATAGAGGGAGCCGCGCCCGAGGGTGTAGTTTTGGGGCCCGGTGGAAGGGGAAGCGGTCATCTCGGATCAACTCCTTCTGGTTGGATCACTCTTAGGTTGATTTTCAGGCTACGCAAATGGATTCAGGAGATCCTCGACCATCGTCAGGGTGACGATCAGCCAGAAGAACGCCTTGGACGAGACCTCCTCGGGCGGCCGAACGACGCCTCGCGAGAGGACGATGTCGGTGACGCAGGGTTGACCAAGCAGCGCATAGGTGCGCATCGCCGGCGTTTGGCCGCGCTTGGCGCGCTCGGCGATCAGGGCCTTTTCGACATCCGCCAGAAGCTGGTGCGCCGGGTCGGTCGGGTTGTCCTTGTCGTCGGGAACGAAGCCCTGGACCATCAATTCCCAGGGCGCGGAATAGACCGTCGCCCCTGGCGGCGTCTCCATCTGCGACGGTTCGCGGGGCATTTCGAGGATCGAGATCATCGGCAACGGGTCGCCCTCGCCGAAGATCGAGCGGCCGCGGAAGACCCGCGAGCGGATGATCCCGTCGTCCACGAAATCGGAGAGATCGGATTGGTAGCCGTTGGCCGGCGTGATGGTCTTCACCAGCGCCGTGAGGCCTTTCAGGACTTTCAGTCGCGTCGAGTCGATCATAGTTCGAGCAACCGATTGAACTCGTCTTCGAGAAACTGCGCCTCGGCCGGCGCGATGTCGCCACGGACTGCATCGAACACCTGGTTCACGCTCGGGCCGTAGAGAAGATAAAGACCGCTGGCGATTCGCACGGTCTCTTTCTTGTTGCGGATCGATTCGCCCGGCCGCAAACGGATTGCGAGGCCGAGGTTGAAACTGGAATCATCGATCGCCGCCCCGGCGCGCAGGCGCAGGAGGAAGGCCCGCGGCATGAACTTGGCGACCCCAGGCTTGACCGCGACCGAAACCCCTCCCCGCTGCCCCGGAGCGCCGCCGACCACGAACCTTGCCAGCGACGTCGGCCGGCCACGGCCGGTGATGATCGCCGCGAGGTCATTGGGATTGGCCGTGCGCGTGACTGCCAGGCGGCCGCCGGAAGGCGCGAGATAGGCGGCGCTGAAGGCGACCTGGAGCCGGATCGCCCGGTCGGCGTCGGTCCGCGCGCGCTCGGCGGTGCGATTGATCGCCTGGCTCGCGGCCTTGGCGATCGCGGGCGAAATGTCCTTGAGGTTGCGGACGGACTCGAGGCCCTCGATGGCGACTGCGTATTGACCGGGCATGGGCGTTCACGCATCGGGATCGGGGACGGGCAGGCCATCGGTCTCGGCGCCGGTCATGCGGCTCACCTCGGCGGTCTGGAACTCATCGTCGGGCGGCAGGAGATTGTCGATCCGGTAGGCCTCGCCGGCCTCGAGGGAAACGATCGCCCCGTTTTCCAGGGTCCGGCCGATCTCGCTCAGGTCGAAGCGCAGGCGGTCGGATTCGTTTTCCATCTCGGCGGGATAAATCCGCGAGCCCTTGACCTGGCCGATCCGATTGGCCGCATACCAAAGGCGCACATGGACGAGCATCGGCGCCGCGCCGGCCTGCCGCAGATAGTAGGCCGGGATCTCCATCTGGTCGTGAAGATCCCGGCGCGCCTGCCGCTTGATCGTCCGCAGCGCCGACATCGGGCTCAGCCGAGGACTTCCTGATCGGCGTCTTCGGGATCAACGTCGGGATCGACCAGGTCGGCGTGAACCGTCTCTTCCGGCTCCTCGGGAACAAACTTCAGCCGCGGCGCCGGGGCTTCCGCGCCGCGGTTCGCCAGCGAGTGAAGCTGGAGTTCGTTTTCGGTCGGCTCACGCACCGCACCCAGTTTGCTCAGGGATGCGGCGTCGCCGTCGGCCAGGTCGAAGACGACGCCCGGAGGCGTGACCACGGCGGGGCCTTTCGGATCGGGCCGATGATGAATCGTGTGAATCGAGAAAACCTTAGCCATTGTCGCCCTTCCTGTTTGAATCCCCCGGCCGCAGCCGGGGGATTGTCTTCCTTCGTCTGCGTCAGAAGCCGACGACGGTCGCCTTGAACGTGGCGTTCGGATTGACCGGGACCATCAGCGGGGCCGACTGGTGGAGGATGTTCTCCACCGCCGGATCGCCGGTCTCGAGCCAGTTGCGCGGGAAGATCGGGAGCGCCTGATACTCGGCGAACGGATCGATGATCGCCCCGAAGCAGCGGAAGCCATGAATGGCCTCGGCGCTCGAGGTGAAGACCACGTCGTTCGGGCTCATCAGGGGCGTCTCGGTCCCGTCGTCGGCGACGTAGGAGTCGCGGTAGAGCCACAGTTCGAGCATCGGCCCACCAGCGCTGCCGACGAAGAGATCGCCGACCTTGACCACCTTCTCGGACCCGATGATCCCACGATCCACCGCCGCCGTAACGGGGAAGAACTTGTTCATCGCATCCTTGATCTCGGCGTCCTTACGCATCACCGCCCAGGCCGCAGATCCAAGCGTGATCCGGGTCGGGAAGCCGCCGAAGCCGCCGACCGGGTAGATCATCAGGTCGCAAACCGACTGGATGAAATCCATGATCGACACGTTCGAAGCGCCCCATTGGGTCGAGGAGGAGAGCGCCACGGTCTGGCCGGCGTCGCGGGCGAAATCGAGTTGCACCGCCGGATATTCCTCGGTGCCGCCGATCGTCACCTTGCCGTCGATGATCGCCCGCGCAGCCAACCACTCCCAGCGCCGCTCGATCACCCGAACGTGCTGGACCGTCATCGCCGCCCGGAGGGCTTCGCGCCGCGCCATCGGCCCCAGAACCGAGGGGTCGAGCATCGCGTCGATGCCGGGGATCTTGGTCAGGATGCGGGTCGGATCGATCGCATCCTTGACCTTGATATAGGCCGGCTTAAAGCGGGTCGCGGTCGACTGGTCGGTATAGACCGGCTTGCCGGTTCCCAGCGGACGCACGAACGGCGCCAGACGGCGGTTGAGGACCGGCAGTTTTTCGAAGTCGATGTATTCGTCCGTCGAGTTGACCTCGTTGGCGAACATCGGCAACCAATAACTGAACGCCGGGATGACGTTGCGCATGACTCCGATCGACTTGCGAAGCGACCAGAGTTCATACGGGTTCGAAGTGACGACGGTCATTTCTCAGTCCTTTCTGTTCTTGGGGCTACCGGCCGCTGCACTCAGACGTCAGACTGACGCTTGCGGACAGTGATCGTGGTGGGGGTCGGCGCGCCGCGAAAGGCATGGAGCTTGTCGCTGTCGGCCACGAAAGAGGCGTCGAACGTCAGGCCACGCAGACTGAAGCAACCGGAATACCAGACCGGGCAACTCTCCTGGTCGTCGCCGACCACGGTCGTGATGTTCTGGGTCATCACGCCCAAAGCCTGGATGCCCGCCGTCGCGGTGACGAGCGTCTCCACGGTGACGTTCAGTTCGGCTCCGGTGAGGCTCGCGCCCGTAACCGGTTCGACCGCCGGGGTGGTCGGGGCCACGGTGTAGGAGCCCTCGACGGTGATCGAATTGACCGCCGTGATCGCGCCGCCGGCGATGGTGACGCTGGCCTGGAACTTGGTTCCGGTCCCGGTCGTGCCGGTCACGGTCGCGGGTCCGTTGGTCCCGCCGGTTCCACCAGCCGCGACGCTCGCGCCGGAGACGAAATAGGTGGTCGCCTCCGAAACGGTCGCCGGGACGATCTTGCCGCGCGCGTTGAGGCC